CCTCAAAGTGCTCATTGACTATGGGTAGCTTATCTACATTCTCACGTTCAACAGAAAAGCCAACACCTGTGCCACACATAAGTATGTACATACATTCATCAAATGAACGTGGACTATCTACAGGTATATAACTACAGTTGTAACCACCTACGTGACATCTATCTAAAGCAGGTCCTGCTGTCATCAAGGCTCTCATACTTGGCATAACACCTAGATTCATTATCTGTGTTGTCATCTTTTCTTTCAAGGCTTTAGTAATAGTATAGTTATGATTCTTATGTAGGTGATTAGTCATGTAGTCAAAGTATCTGTCTACAGTTTCTCCCCAATTCTCTCTTCGTTGTTCATCTTCTTTCCACCTTGCATAGCGAGATAATGCTATGAAGTTCTGATAGTCTGTTGGTAAATAGTTATTTAGCATTTCTTACTCCATTAATACTTTCATGTGTTTAACTTTAACACCTTCTAAATCGTGAAATAACTCACGTGCATAATCCTCAAAATCTTCTGTAACATCTCCATCTGAAGGCACAGGATATTCTTCAGGGTCTACTTCTAGTGTAAGCATGATTTTAACTTTTATCATTATACACCTCTATAAGTTTATTGAGATACCATTGTGCTTTTTCTAAATCTTCAAGACCATTCTTATATTCGTATCTCCATATATACTTTAATATGTTACCCTGTAAGTAATACTTAAACCCTTCATTAGTAGCTGCACCAATAGCATCAATAGTTTCAATACCTGCTTTGTTGTAATGAATAGGATGATTGACCATATCCTCTTTGGGAGAACCACCTAAATAATTAACTTCATTATCATTCTTCTGCATTTTCTCTGCCATTTTTCTCATATACTCCATATGTCTCAACATTATGCATTACCATCAGTGTCTGCATCAAAAGACAATACCACAACATTGTCATGTTTGTCAACTACTTTTGCTTTTTTCTTTTCAGGTGTAAAGGCTACATCATCAAATGCATCAGCTTTATCTTCTAGCTTTTTTCTTACATACTCATCTTCTTCCATAACAGGAACTGAAGAGCAGACTACCTTACAAAAAGAAAGTACTCCATAGTAATCATCATCTGTAAGAGGATTGTCTACAGATGTAATGATTGACAAGTCTACTTCTCCTGTCCAATCTCTTTTGCTATCTAGTCTAGGTCGTATGTTTATTATAAAGTCTTCATTTTTTATCTGCTTTATTACATTTTTCATTTGGTTCTCCTCACTTTACTTCCTGCAAATTTAATAAAATTAAGGTGTCTGTTTTTACCTTTTTCTTTAAGCCAATCTTCAGGTATTATTCTGTCGTAATATCTGAAGCCATGTTTAATACACCACTCTGCGTATGTAGATTTCGCACCTTTGCTTAGCTTACTTCGACTGTTTGTAAATACAAATCTAATATCTAGCTTAGGGTGTTGCTTCTTTATGCACAGGTGTTTTCTTCTGTCTGCTGTTAAGAATCTTCCTTTAGTTTCTATTATAATACCATTGTTTAATATAAAGTCAGGGGTATAGGTGCGATAAGTTAAGTCTTCCCACTCTATCTTAAGAGACTCATAACCATATGTATGCTTATGTTCCTTTAAGTATAGGGAGATGGCATGTTCTAATCCACTCCTATACCCATACTTTATTGCTTCTCTACGTACACTATGAGGTGACATTTAATTCAACATAAGAAACTAACTTAGGGAACTGTGCCTTAGACTTCACTGAAGGTAGTTCTTGTAAGTTCTCCCAACAAGAATGTTTATAGCTACAGAAATTACAACTTACTCCTAGTATCTTATTACCTGTAGGTTTACCTCTAAACGTTTCCTCTATTGGTTCAAAGCAACGTGCAAACTTGTTATGCTTTACAGTCTCCACTGTTGCTCTTATCTTCTTCATCTCAGAATCTACATCAGCATTTTGTGCTGACACATATTTAAATGCACCATTAGCTTTGTTGACTACCCACCAACCACCAATCTTTTTCTTGGCAGCTTTTGCATAGCCAACTAACTGACTAACATAACCAAAGGGGTCACCCTCGCTAAGTGTCTCAAAGTTAACAAACTTATTATCATATGACCAACCTGATGCAGACTTTACATCATCAACTGCACCATCAATAACTAAGTCATACGTGCCTGATATACTTGTACCATCTACATCGAGTGATACATTCTCAGGCTCGTCATACTTAACACCTGCACTCTTGAGTAAACCTTTGAAGACTGCTTCAACTATATCTCCTAACATCATGTTCATCATAAAGTTAGTTGGCTTAGCTGAAGCAACTTCAGGTTTATTCTTCTCAAACCACAGTTGACAAGTAGGTCTACCTAAGTTGGACATGCGTAAACGAAAGTCACCCCTCTTGTTTTCCCCACCAAACTGCTTTCGCAGGGCATCCATAACGTCATTGCCTACCTGTTGAATTACTTCTTCAGACATAGTAGACTTACCATTTACGGCATCAGACATATACTGATGCACTACGAGTTCAGCAGGATGATTCATTATGCTACTTCTTCTGAATCAATATCTACAAACTCATCGACTGTAGACATGTCATCATCATTCATATCCTTGTTAGCATTCTCACTCCAAGCATTAAGTATATACTCATTGTAATTCTGCACCCAAGCTACGAAGTCAGCAAACCTTGTATGCTCTTCATCAGTTAAATCTAACTGCGTTGTAACATCAAGAGATGTGACAGGTAGATAGAAGCTGTTACCATTAGGTAACTTTCTCTCTTCTGTATTCGCAGTAATGGTATGATGTACAGGTAGTCTCTTCATCTTAGCTAGTTGAGTAAAGATAGCACCTACAGTTTTAAATGCATCCCTGTTCTCAACTTCCCATATGAATGGTAGATTACCTACCTCAACAGGATTACCTGCTCCATCTGTGGGATTGACTAACTCAATAGTACCAAAGACTGCACGTACTCTTTTAATCTGCCTGATTAAATCCTGCATCTTTTCAGGTAGTGCTTTGAAGTCTTTAATCCAACCTGAAGGTTTACCACAGTTAAACCCACCATCGTTATCCTTCAAGTCTATATTGAGATTGTCTCCCATGATAGTCTTGACGTAACGATTGGACTTATCTCCTGTACCCATGATAAATCTTTTATACATGAATCTCTGCATGTATGGTCTTATCTTAGCTGATGTAGCAAAGTAAGTTTCACCATCAGGTATCTCAAGTTTGTAAGTACCACCCTCGACTACCTCAACCTTAGTCATCTTACCCTTAACCTCTTCCTCTCCCATGATAGGAGTGTGGTTAATTCGTAGTCTTGCTAGGGTACTTGTCTGCTTCTTCTCAGAGGTGTTCTCCCCTGACATACCCATAACTTTAGCCATCGCTGCGTAGTTATCTTTATCTATAGTTATTACTTCATTTGTCATAATACTTCCTTTCTTTTCTGTTAAAGTCTTATAGTTATATCAGCTAACGTCTTTAGTGTCAAGCCAATTATCACCTATTTTTGCTTCTAGTAATAGTGGTACATTAAACGTTATACCAAAGTGATTCTCAATCAAACCATTCATCTGTGAGTTAACAAGTGTAATGATATATAATACTTGCTTCTCCTCTTCAGGATGAACGTCAATTACAATAGAGTCGTGTACACTATTGACTACACAACTTTGCATAGTCTTGAGTAAGTCATCTATCTTCATTAAGATTAATGGAACTATATCAGCAGTAGCAAATGATTGAACAGGATAGTTCTTTATCTGCGTAAAGTATGATACAGTTCCATTTCTCTTTCTCTTCACATCAGGAAAAGAAAACTCTCTACCTGATGGTGTCTTTATCTTGCCTGTGTTTACAGCTTCTTTAGCCAATCTGGTGTGCCATGATTTGATTCCTTGGTACTTCTCTGTGAAGTGGGAGTAGTACTCTGCTTCTGCTTTAGTTCTTCCAAATCCTGTTGCTCCATATAAGGGTGCAAACGTGTGTGCTTTCGCATCTTGGCGAGTAGTAGGTTGACCTGCATCTGTAATAACTTTAGACGTATATGAGTGAACATCGAACCCTGTAGAAACTTCATTAATAGCTACCTCATCTTGTGATAAAAAAGCAGATACCCTAAACTCCAACTGTGCGAAGTCAGCTTCAAGTATCTTGCCACCTTTCCAACGTGACACAAACACCTTCTTCACAGGAAACGTACCACCTCTAGGCATGTTCTGCATGTTAGGGTCTGCACCACTAAACCTACCTGTCGATGTCCTGTGTTGCAACAATCGCACATGCAACTTACCATCAGGCTTGAGGTAGGTATTGATACCATCAACGAATGATGATAAGTATGTCTCAACTGCACTAAGTCTACGTACATCATGTAAGAAACTCTCTGCTTCTTTCATACCACGTTGCCTAGCTACACCTTCTAGTACCTCTAGTTGTGTCTTACTAGTTGAGAATCCATTAGCACTTACCCACTTAGGGTTAGGTGCATTAAACTTTAGTCCTGCCACACTGTCCACAATATCAGTAAAAGTATGACCATCCCCATTACAATTCTTACATTTGGTAGGGTTGGTATAAGGTGTTCCATCTTTCTTTACCTTTCTAATTTCTCCCCATCCTTTACACTCAACACAATGAGATGCGTGTTGCTTATAAAGAACCTTGGAATGTTGTTTAATATTATTACGAAAGTCTGTGTTACTCATGTAAGACTCAAAGTTATTTGCCCACATAGCTTTATCGTGTGGCTTTCTACTGTAGATAACCCATGATAATTGCTCAGGACTATTGAGATTAATTTGTATATCTCCCATAAGTTTACTGACCTGACCATTCAAAGACACTCGTAAGTCTTTTCTTTCTTGCTCAAACTCTTTCCTAACTTTATCTAGTGCATCTACATCTACAGAGAAACCTCGTTGATATATCCTAGCTAGAGTAACAGCAACTTGGTTAGTTAAAGTAACAGTAGTCATCAGTCCACTATACTCTACTGTATTAAGCTTTCTATATATCTCATCACTTAACTCTTGTGTAGCATGTAGGTCAGCAGATAGATACTCTGATAGTTCTTCGTGTGGTATCTCATCTACACCTGTGCCTTTCTTAAAGTATTCTTTTAATGTATCTTGTTTCTTAGTATTCAAGTTATATCTTTCAGCACATGCTTCAAGAGAGAGTGGTTGTTTCTGACCACGTTGTAATACATACTCTCCTAGCATCGTGTCGAAGACAGCACCTGTATAATCAAAACCACATTCCCATATCCACATCAAATCATGTACGATATTGTGTCCTATAAGGATAGTGGCATCATTCAATAGGTCTTGCAACCCATCATAGTTATCTCTGTATAAGTACTCCTTGCCTGTATCAGTAAGACAACCAACCATAACTAGCTTATTATCTTTCTCGAATGGGTCAAGGTGTAACTTACCATCTCTGTGAGTAACTGTATTTTCTACATCTAATGTTAGCTTCATGCTTCGTACCTCGCTGTCTTGTAATCAAGTTCACAGTGTACACTACCATGCCAACCTGTCAACTTATTTTTAACAACATTCAAATGTCGTTGTGAATCTTCTTCATCTTGTCCTTCAACCTGTGGGTTCTTAGCTATCAGTATCATCAGGTCAGCTTCAGCTGCCTTACCTGTACGTGAGCCTTCCATCATAGCTTGGTTCAGTATAACTTTACCTTCAGCTTCAGCAGATAACTGCGACATGTAAAAGACTGCACACTCATGTTGCTTTGCAATCTGCCTAGCATGTACTGCGTTAGCTTTCAATGCTTCGTCTGCTCTAGCAAAGCCACCTGTCCTAGCAAACTTATCTCCCATATCCAAGAGTACCACATCAGGTTTGTATGCTTTACACACACTCTCTACCCATGCCATGTCTCTACCTGTCGCATCCTTAATCTTGATTCTATCTTTAACAGGTGCATACAAGTCACGTGCCTTACTAGGGTTAGCCTTTATCTCTCTCATCTCCATACCTGTAGATGCAGTCAAGTATCTTGCACCTACTCTGTGATAACCTTCTTCGTTACACAGGATAATACAGTTAGCACCTTGATGAGCAAAGCCATTTGGACTAGCAATCAAACTAGCATGGAAGGATGTCTTACCTGTGTTAGGTCTAGCACCTATCTCAATCAAGTGTCCTGCATTCACACCTTCTACCTTACGTGTAAGGCTAGGTATGTTGAATGTCCATCTAGCTTCCAAATCATTCTTAGCTAAGAGTGTATCTAAGTCTATATCATCCCACTCAATATTTAAGTTGGGAGTAAAATCATCCCCATAATGCTCAAGTATATTACGAAGAGGTTCAAGAGAGGACTTAGCACCATTAACATAGTCAAAGCCAAGATTAGCAATGTCCTCACCAACAACCTGTTGGAATAATTTTGAGAGTACTTCTTGTGCAATATCTGTTCCAAGTGGTTGCTCCTTCTTTACTTGATGAAACAAAGCAGAGTATGCTTGCTTCTGTGCAGTAGTCATCGATGGATTGTTAGACATAAACAATGCTTCAATCTCATCAGGTGTTACTGTTCTTGCATATGTGTCCATAG